AAGTTGCCATCTATTTTCCAACACAGTCATACAGTATTTCATAGTATACCTGGTCAAAGTACTTGGCCAACTTTGTATTCTGGTGATAGATATCTTCAGGGTTATCGTGCTACTAATGGTAGAATTTCTAGGTGGTATCCATCTACAGGTGTTGTATTGCAACATAAACATGCTTTATTAAGACAACCAATCACTAATAATACTATCGCTACTTATGATTTTATGGATTATAAGGGTGGTGATGAGGGTATTGGTGCAATTAAGGATGTACCTGATGGTACAAATGCAACTGGTGCTACGTATGCACCACAACCAGGATATACTACTGAAAAAGCATATGATGATCAGTACTATCTTGCATCTGGTGCTGCTAATGCAGGATCTTTTGAATTTCAAACAGCAATACCAAACCCAACATTATTAAAGTTTGGTAGTGCATCTGAGATTGGTGGAAGACAAACAACAACTGGTGGAGTACCAGTATATGATTATAGTCAAGAATGGGAATGGACAAATCCTGGTTCTTATAGTATTAATACTTCTAGTATTACTGGAACTCCTGATTCGTTTATTTTTACTGTAGTTGGTGGTGGTGGATCAGGTGCTGCTGGAACCACAGCAGGTAATGATGGTGATGATAGTACTGTATCAGCAGGAAGCACATTACAAGTTATTGCTGGTGGAGGTAAGAAAGGAAATGCTTCTGCTGGTGCAACTGGTGGTACTGGTGGTGCAGGAGGAACTTGTTCTGAAACTGGTAGTTTAAGTCCAACAGGAAGTATATCAGGAAATGCTGGACAACAGGGAGCAAATACTGAATATCCAGAAGATACTAATCCATCAAATCCAGGTGGAGGTGGTGCTGCTGGACCAGCAGCAGGATATTATAATGCTGGAGCAGGATCTGCTGGAGATAGAGTATTAATAGGTGGTCAGAGTGGTACATTTAACCAAACTCTTACTGCTGATGGATCATGGAATTTGGCAACTGTATCGGGAGGAATAACATCTGTTAATTTCACACTTAGGGGTGGAAGAGGTGGTGCTGGATGGAATAGAGGAATAGCTAATCAATGGTATACTAATCCAGCATGTTTAGCATGGGAGTTATCAAATCCTAGTGGAACAGTAATTAAGGACTCACTTGCTGAAAAAGGTAGTTGGGTACAAAGTTCTAATACTAATCCTGCTAGTGCTTGGACAACCCTTATGAATACCAAAGGTATCTACAAAACATTACCAGCAACTAATGTGGAAGATCCTTACATTGGTACATGGCAGACACATACTGCTTCTTTTTGGATTTTTGCTGCTAATGCAGGTACTTGTAGTCTAAGGATTGAGACTGACAATGATGGTTGGGTAAGGGTAATAAATGCTACATCAGGTGATCCTAATTTTGGTAATGATATAATTAATAGAGAGATAACTTACTCTAGTGGCATGGGTAACGAAACTATCTCCCTTGATTTACCAGTTGGTTATTACATTTTTGAGACAAAAGTTAAGAATAGAGTTGTACCAGGTAGTAATACAGAGAATAACCAAGGTGGATATGGTGCGTTAGTTACATTAGAACTTTCTTCTTCTCAACTTGCTGATTTTAAATCTGCACCTAGTCCAGGATGGAATGTTGTTGTTGGTAGTGGAGGAAATGGTAGGACTCAAGGAACTAATTCTCTCAGTGGTAATGGTGGATATGGTGGAGGAGGATATAATGGTGGACATGGTGGCGGTGGTGGTGCTGTCACCGTTTTAAGAAGAGGCACACAAAATGTTGCTGGTGCTGGTGGAGGCGGTGGCGGTGGTGCAGACGGTCAAGAAAGTGGTAATGATGCCACTAGTCCAGGACAAGCTGGTGGTGCATATCCTGGTGGTTCAGGTTTATACACTGGCCTTCAATCATCTTCATCTGGAACTATAGGTGTTGGTAGTGGTGGAACTGGTGGTCCTCACGGATGTGTAGGTGGTGGCGGTGGAGGAGGAGGCGGTGGTGTCTCTTCTGGTGGAACACTTGGCGGTGGTAGTGGTTATGGTGGAGGTGGTGCTCCTGGAGGACCAGGTGGAACTCCTGGTGGTTGGGGTGGTCACCAAGGTGGTGTTGGTGGACAACAAGGAGTTTCTGAATATAAAACTACTTACTTCTCATCTGGTAACTTATCATCACATCAAGATACTAATGGTTCTGCTACTCTCGTAGTACAATATAATGCTAATAAGTGGACAGCAGCAGGTGGTGGAGGTGGATCAGGAGGACAGTGGTTTAGTAGTGTTCCTTGGTCTGATTTAGGAAATCCTTCAACGATTAATGTTACTGTAGGTGCTGGTGGTAATGGTGTAACTCCAGGTGGAAATACTACTGGTTCAACTAGTGCTGCTGGCAATGGATATGTAAAGGTTGGAGTCGGAACTATTACTGGATATACTGGAGGTTCAACAGGTACAACTGTAGGTGATGTAGTTGAGTCTGGATCTCAAACAGCAACAATATTTGATATTAGTATTAATAGTAATGGTACTGGTACAGGTACTGGTGGTAACTTTAAATTACCAATAACACAAGTACCAACAGTATGTTTTAAAGGTGGTGGTAAATCTAATAGTGGTACACCAACTGCTACTGGTTATGATCAAACAGGAACTGGACATGCTACAGGAACAGTAACAGTTGCTGCTGGTGCAGTGACAGGAGTTACTCTTGGTACTGCTGGTGGTACTAATACAGGATATACAGAGCAACCATACGCATACTTATTACATGGTGCAGGTGGTGGAAGTTTTATTAATACTACTTTTGCAGGTGTTTCAGTATCTGGTGTAACATTAGGTGGTAGTGCTGCTGCATATACACACTTCTTGAAGTTTGGTGGACCAGGTAGGTCTACCAATAGAGATAGGTGGGCGGTATTAAAAGAACAAGATACTACTACATGTAATTATTTTGGTATTAAAGCATGTAGAGGTAATGGTGTTAATGGTGGTGATGTACCTGAAGAAGGATTAAAAGTTGAGTATCAATTAGCAGGTTCTGCTACTTGGGTTTATATTGATACTATTATTAATCCAGCAGCATCTAGAACTGATCCTCTTAGTGGTATGATTGTTCCTGCATGTGGAACAGGTCAAGCACATGATGGTACATCAGGTGATACTAAATGGTATACTTATTCTGTTGCATTACCAGCAGCAGCTAAAGCACCATCTACAAAGTTTAGAGTATATCAAGAAAGATCTGAGCAAGGTGGACAGGATCATTCTGGTGGTGGTGAGTATGACCATTATGGTATATGTGAGTTTATATATTTTAGAGAGAAGACAACATCCTTGGTATTTGTTCCTTCAGCTGGTTCTATTAAGAGAAATACTGTTGATTTCTTAGAGTATAATGTACAAGGTGAAACTGGACCTGCATATACATACAGTTCTGGTTTAGGTTGTAGTGATGCTACAATGACATTGAAGTCAACAACTAAGATTGAACCACAGGCAACCATTGATCCAGATTATGATGTTCCTTTGATTACACCTTATGTTACATGTAAGTACTTAATCAAAGCATTCTAAATACTAACGGAGATACAATAGCACAATGGCAAGCGAACCAGTATTACAAGTTGAATTAAATGTTATTGGACAGGAATTATCATATAATGGTATACCTAAACCAATACCAGCAACATATTGGACTGACACGTTAGTTCCTTTGATGTACCCTACATGGGATACTGATAAGGATAAACTAATTTCATTCTATTATTATAGTAATGGTACATACACTGCTAAACGCAGAAAGTATGTAATGAACTTTAAGACTAATACTAACGAATGGAAAGACTATGAGATGGAACAGGTGTCCAGTTCTGTTGCTGACACATTCAAAGATAAATTAGTTGAAGGATGGTATGCTATTGATGCCATTGAGAATGTTGAGTTCCAGAATGAACTCGGTGCAATGTATGCTAAGACAAGATCAATTTCTCCATTATCAGTAAGACTTGCAAGGGATTTCTTATTAACTGAGACTGATTGGTCATTAGGTCCAGATTCTCCACTTGATGCTGATGCTAAAGCACAGTATACATTGTATAGAACTAAACTTAGAGATATACCTGCAACAAATGAATTCTCTACTAATGTTGAGGGTACTAAGTTTCCTATCTCACCTGATTTCTATAATAAGATATTTAAGACTGAGAATGCTGGTAAGGATTATCTAGCAACAGATGATCAGTTCTTACCACTAGCAGCTCATTATCTTAAGAGGTATGGGGATAGAATGGCACATTATTTGCTTACTAAGTCATTTACTGAGAGATCATACTTTGATACTTTCATTACTGAGTATAATAATGTTAAGGCCGCTCAAGCATCACACTTTGATGCTGAGTACACTACAGCAGAGAAGAAAGCATTTTTAGATAAGTTGCTTGCACAATGTCAAACTGAGATTGATAATCTAGGGAGTTAGTTATGATTATACAAGGTAATGATCTATCGGTATTTGATCTCGTTGCATGTTACGCACAGAGGTATCAAAAGACGCTGCTTCATTTTAACTTAGACAAATATAATAGTCTAGATGCAACTAAGAAAGCAACTGTTACCACATACTATACATCTCTTGTGGATGACTATGTGTTAGACATCATGAAACAGGGTGGCATATTTAATACTATTTCATTTGATGAAGAAGCAGCAGCAGGTACTTTCGCTTCTGCATGGTTTCCGTTAGAATCACAATGTCCTGATGCTGACCATTATATCCATGCTTATATTGTTGATACATGGGGTGATGTCACATGGGAGAACAAACCAACTGGCAAATCTAGTTAATGAAATTATTTCCAACTCTTGTAGTTGATGACTTCCTTGAAGATCCTGATTATGTTTTATGTTTAGCAACAAACGCAGAATATAATGATCCAGGTCATACAAACTATCCTGGTGTTGCTTCTAAGAATAAAATACATGAACTAGATCAAGAGTTATTTGATGCTATTCTAGAGAAGATCTTTGGATACTATTGGGACTTAAACAACCCTGTTAAGTTTAGGGTTGATATGGAGTTTCAAAAGATTGAGAAGAATGGTAAAGGTATTATTCATCTTGATACAACTTATGGTGCTCTTTGTGCTGGTGTCATATATCTGAATCAAGATATAGACAGAGATACAGGAACATCATTCTATAAATTAATAGATCCTGATTA